CCCGTCAAGGTGATTATCGATGTCTGAGATTAAGCTGTCAACCCTGATTGGCCCGGCGTTTTACGATATGGCGCATGATGTATTCCAACACGGGCATACGCATTATGACCTATCAGGCGGGCGCGGTTCGCTGAAATCATCCTGCGTTTCGCTGCTGGTGCCGCTGCTGGTGATCCGCAACCCCGGAACTCATGCCTGCGTGTTCCGCAAAGTGGCAAATACAATCCGCGATTCGGTGTATGCGCAGTATATCTGGGCGATAGGCGAACTGGGTATGGCTGACTACTGGGAAGCGAAGGTTTCCCCCATGGAATTGATTTATAAGCCCACGGGCCAAAAGATCATGTTCCGTGGCGCGGATGACCCAATGAAGATTAAGTCTATCAAGGTGCCGTTCGGGTATATCGCCATTACGCATTTTGAAGAAAAAGACCAGTTCGCGGGACGTGCAGAAATCCGCACCATCCTACAATCCACCATGCGCGGTGGGGAAACGTTCTGGAATTTTGAAAGCTATAACCCGCCGATCAGCCGGGATAACTGGGCGAACCTGGACAGCGAAGAAATCCGCACTGACAGGCTTTGCCACAAGTCAACGTATTTGGAAGCGCCGCCTGAATGGCTGGGAGAACAGTTCCTTGCCGAAGCGGAGTATGTGAAAAGCATCAATGAGCGGGTATATCGGCATGAGTATTTGGGCGAAGCCACAGGAAACGGCTCGGAAGTGTTTGAAAATCTGGAAATAAGGGCAATCACGGATGAAGAAATCAGCCACTTCGACCGCATTCACAACGGCCTTGACTGGGGCTATTTCCCTGACCCGTGGGCGTTTGACCGGATGCAGTATGACGCGGCACGGCGAATCCTTTACATCTTCGATGAAGCGCACGCCAATAAGTTAGGCAACCGGGAAACAGCGGACATCCTGCAGAAAAAGGGCCTGACCCGTGAGGACAGGATTACAGCCGACAGCGCGGAACCGAAAAGTGTAGGGGACTATAACAAATTCGGCTTGCGTTGTTACGGCGCGGAGAAAGGGCCCGGGAGTGTGGAATACTCCATGAAATGGCTGCAAGCGCTGACGAAAATTGTGATTGACCCGAACAGATGCCCGCACACGAAAAAGGAATTTTCCTGCTATGAGTATGAGCGCAACAAAGACGGTGAGATTATCAGCGGCTACCCGGACGCGAACAACCACCATATTGACGCTGTGCGCTACGGCACGGAACCGATCTGGCGAAAGCCTGGACAGCCGTTGTTGGACAAATACACATCCGTATTTTGGAGGTGATACCCTTGAAGACCTTTCAGGATTACTTAAGTGCGCCTGATAAGCTGGACTTTATCCGGCAGGCGATCAACGACCATTTGAACAGCGAAGTCTATAAAATCGCTGTGACCGCTGACGAGTACGAGCGCCAGCAGAACACGACCATACGAAGCTATGTAAAGTACCTGTATACGCAGACCGGGCAGAAAGTGGTTGACTTCACCGCGACCAATAACAAGCTGTGCAATAACTTCTTCCACCGCCTGAATACTGACCGCTGCGCCTATTCGCTGGGTAACGGCATCACGCTGGAGCAGAAGGGCTTGAAGGGAAAGCTGGGAAAGGACTTCGACACCGACCTGTACAATGCCGGGTACTATGCGCTGATTCACGGCGTTTGCTATGCGTTCTGGAACAAAGACACGATGCACCTATTCCCCGTGACGCAGTTTTGCCCGCTGTTTGACGAGGACACGGGGCGGCTCCGCGCTGGTATCCGCTTCTGGTCGCTGGATTGGGGAAATAAGCCCGTTGAAGCGGTGCTGTACACAGAGGAAGGATATATCAGGTATCGCACGAAACCGGGCAGCAAGGGCCTTGATTTGATCGAATACCAGCCTTTGCGGGCGTATAAGCAGAAGATCGCCTATACTGCCGCAGACGGGGATGAAATCGTGGGTGAAAGCAATTACGGCTCCCTGCCTATCATCCCGCTGTACGGAAGCCGCAGGAAGCAAAGCACGCTGGTCGGGATGCGGGACAAACTGGACGCTTATGACCTGATTCAGAGCGGGTTTGCCAATGACCTGCAGGATTGCGCGGAAATCTATTGGATTATCAGCAACGCCATGGGCATGACCGACCCCGACATGAATAAATTCCGTGACCGTATCAAGTTGAACCATATCGCCGTTGCGGACACGGAAAACAGCCCGGTCACGCCCTACACGCAGGAAATCCCGTATCAGGCGCGGAAAGCGTTCCTGGACGATATACGCAACAGCCTGTATGAAGATTTCGGCGGTCTGGATGTTCACACCGTAGCGGCGGGGGATACCAATGACCATATCGACGCTGCATACCAGCCGATGGACGAGGAAGCGGATGATTTCGAGTATCAGATCATTACGTTCGTGCGCCAGCTGCTTTCTCTGGTGGGGATTGATGATATTCCGAAGTTCAAGCGAAACCGCATCAGCAACCAGAAGGAACAGACAGAAATGGTTCTGTCCGCATACGGCGAAGGCGTGATTGACCGCCAGACCGCCGTCGAGAAACTCAGTTGGATTACCGTTGACGAAGTGGACGCGATCCTTGACCGGATGGACGCGCAGGACGTTGCCGACAAGCGAGATATGGAAAAGCTGAGAAAGGCGATGGAAGATGATCAGACACGGGAAGACGGAGAGGAAGATTGACGCGCTGACGCTGGAAACGGAAGACCAGATAAACGACTTCTATTCTGCCGCTTTCACCTATGCGCTACGCCGAAACCGCCCTGTGCTGGCCCAGCTTCGGGCGATCATGGACGGCGAAGTGAAGCCGCCGTGCTACTGCGTTACGGATGCGCAAAAAGCCCGCTGGCGTGAACGCAAGCTGACCAGAATCCTGAAAGCGTCCAACCTTCGGGAAGACCTGATTCATGCCGCACAAAAGGCCGGGGAGAAAAGCGAACAGGAAATCGAGCGGATGCGGGATGAAGTATACACCACCGCTTACAACGACACGTACAACAGCCTGAGGAAGTGATAGCTTGGCTTTCTTTGACCAATTCCTGTATGAACACGCGCCGAACTTCCTGAAAGTGGGATATTCGGCAATGAAGGATGCCGTGCAGACGGCAAAGAAAATCACGAACGTTTTTAAGGATTGTTTCAGGAAAGGAAAGTCATACAACGAACTTTTGACCGACCTGAAAAAAGAATTCCACTCTGCCGCCTACCGCGCACGGCGAACAGCGCGAACGGAATCCACCCGCGCCGAGAACTTTGCCAAACAGCACGCCGGGGAAAGATATGCGCAGGAAACACAGGAAACAGTATACAAAACGTGGATTTGTACCTTCGTCAATTCCCGCGATTCCCATATCGCGCTTCACATGGATACGGTTGAACTGCATGAGGATTTTCAGGCGGCGGGAGGGCCGATGCAGTACCCCGGCGACGATTCCCGTGTCGGCCCGGAGGAAATCATTAACTGCCGTTGTTACATGATCGTGGGGAAGGAGTGAGCGCATGGGAACCGTTGGCTTTAACGTAAAATTCAAGTCAGAAGTAAATATCGTTCGCTCCCAGGTGACCGGGGCGCTGGAAGCCGCTTCGAATGAGCTGAAAGAAAAGAGCATCGAGTGGGTTCAGGAGAAAATGTTGTATGGTTACAGCGACCCGCACGGCCCGGACGGGCATACAGAGATCGTGGACACAGGCGCAACGTTTGACAGCGTGGACGCGGACACCCAGCGCAATTCTCAGGATTCGTACACCGTGAAAGCTGGTGTTCAAACGGACTACGCCGTGTTTGTTCATAACGGTACACGCAAGCTGAAAGGGCGCCCTTTCCTGCGGGACGCAATGATGGAGCATGTTTCAGATATTGAATCCATCATGAAAAAGCATATGAACGATTAAAATTTTACGTTTTTGAAGGTGCGGAATTATCCGCGCCTTTTTATTATATGTGTATCAGGCGAAGTACCGCCCTGAACAATATTTTCCGAATGCCGAAGCAACGGCACCGAAGAAACGGAGGAAATAGAATGGCTTTTACCCGCAGTTATTTGAAGTCCATCGGCCTGACCAAAGAACAGGAAGACGCCGTAATGGATGAGCATGTAAGCGTGACCGATGCGCTCAAACAGCAGCGTGACGCTTTCAAGGCTGACGCTGAAAAAGTCCCCGGCTTGAATCAGCAGATTGCGGCCCTTGAAGCTGAAAAGGGCTACAAGAAAAAGTACGAGGACGAACACACCGCGCATGAAGCGCTCAAACAGAAGATCGCCGATGACGAGACTGCGGCTAAAGTAAAAGCCGCCTACCGTCAACTGCTGACCGAAGAAAAGGTCAGCGAAAAGCACCTGGACGCTGTTCTGCGCGCTACCGACTTCTCCGGCATCAAGCTGGGTAAAGACGGAAAGCTGGAAAACGAAAACGACCTGCGCGAAAACGCAAAGAAGGAATGGAGCGACTTCATCGTCACCACATCCGAACGCGGCGCGCACGTTTCCACGCCCCCGGCTGGCGGCAAAGCGGTAAAGACCAAGGAAGAAATCTTTGCTATCAAAGACACCGCCGAACGGCAGAAAGCGATTGCGGAAAATCATGAGCTGTTCGGCTTCTAAGTAAAGGAGTGATTTTATGCCCGCTACCAACGTTGAAACCCTGAGCACGCCCCGTGATTCCCTGCCCAATGTGTATCAGAATATCACGGCCCGTGAAATTGACTTCGTTACCCGGTTCGGCTCCAACTGGGATGCTCTGCGCCAGATTCTGGGCGTGATGCGCCCCATTCGCCGCGCTCCCGGCTCTACCCTCGTTTCCTACACCGCCGACATTGCGCTGGAAAGCGGCAACGTTCCCGCTGGCGCTGTGATCCCTTACAGCAAGGCGACCATCACTCAGGCAACCAAGGGCGAACTGACCATCGAAAAGTATGCCAAGGCTGTGCCGATTGAGGATGTGAACCAGTACGGCGCGGAAATCGCCATCCAGAAGAGCGACGAAGCGTTCCTGAACAAGCTGCAGAACGTTGTTCTCGGCAAGTTCTATGACTTCCTGAACACTGGCTCCCTGATTAAGGGCGCCGCCACCTGGCAGGCCGCTCTTGCCAAGGCGCAGGGCGAAGTGCTGAATAAGTTCGCCGGAATGCAGAAGGACGTGACCGGGATTGTCGGCTTCGCCAATATCCTTGATGCTTATGACTATCTCGGCAATGCCGCTGTCACCATCCAGACCCAGTTCGGCCTGACCTACATCAAGGACTTCCTCGGCTATAACACCCTGTTCCTGCTGCCCGCTCCGAAGATTGCCCGTGGTATCGTCATTGCTACTCCTATCGAGAACATTGACCTGTACTACATCGATCCCAACGATTCCGAGTTTGCGCGGCTGGGCCTGGGCTACACCGTGCAGGGCGAAACCAACCTGATCGGCTTCCACGCTCAGGGCAACTACACCACCGCCGTTGGTGAAGCGTTCGCGCTGATGGGTATGTCCCTGTGGGCTGAATACCTGGACGGTATCGCCGTTGTGTACTTCGGCACTTCCACCGCCGTGACCACCGCCGAAACCATCACGGGTGACGCCGCCGACGCCCTGCTGTTCAAGACCGCGCATCCCCGCATTGTCAGCGTGGAAATGCTGAAAGATGGCTCCACCGCCATCACTGACTACACTATCGAGCGCGAAGGTGTGCGTCTTGCCGCCGCTCCCACCGGGACTGTGACGATCAAGTATACCTATATCGCCTGATAGAAAGGAGGGGAAATCATGTTGGAGCAAGTATGCGCCCACATCCATAACTATTTCATCAGCGCAGTCTATCCTGCGCGTTACAGCATCGAATCCGGCATGATTTCCCCCGCCCCTCCGCTCAAAGAGGGGCAGCGGTTCTGGCTGTGCGGCAGCGACCTGAACGACGGCGTCTATACGTTCCACACCAACAGCATCATGAACGATGACGAGGACAATGCCGCCGGGCTTCAGGACGAAGTGTTCTCCGGCACGATCTGCGCAATGGCTGTGCCGAAAACGTTCATGAACCTTGTCACCGAAATCGGCGACTGGATGGACAAGTACGGCGAAGCGACCAACAGCCCGTTCACGCAGGAAACCGTTGTAGGCGTGTACAGCTACATGAAAGCCACGAAGTCAACGGGAACAGGCGCGGGCGTGCGTGACTGGACAGACGTATTCGCCTCACGGCTGAATGAATGGAGGAAAGTATGCCTATAAACATCACCGGAATGGGCGAAACCCTCCTTGACAGCATGGCCGAAGAATGCACGCTGATTGAACCGCGCACCGTGCAGACCCCAACGGGCGGCAACGGGCAAGCGTGGTCTGACAGCGTCACATTCAACGCGGTTATCCGCAAGGATAATACGCTTCCTGCACGTGTCGCTGAGAAGCAGGGCGTGAAGGAATTGTATACCGTTGTCGTTCCAAAAGGCTTCCCGTTCCGCTACCACAGCGTTTTCCGCAGGCATAAGGACGGCCTGACCTACCGCGTCACATCCAATATCGCCGACAATGAGGCACCCGAAAGAAGCTCAATCAAAGTCGGCTCGGTGACCGCCGAAAGGTGGGATATTCCCAATGCTTGATACCGCTGTTGCGCTGCAAACGTTCTTTTCTGGGTTTGGCCTTCCCGCCTTCCCGGAAAACGCTGTGCCTGATACGCTGTTTGACGCTGACGCTGGCGCGGAAGTGTCCGTGGAACCGCCCTATATTACCTACGAATTACGCGAGCCTGAACCGGGGGAAAAGTCCTCGCTGACCGCCCGCGTCTGGTACATCGACACCGATTACACGGCAATCTGCACCAAGGTGGACGAAATCAAGGCCGCTATCGGGCGCGGCGTTTCTATTTCTGTAAATGGCGGTGCGGTGTGGCTCTGGCGTGACACAAACTTCTGCCAGTTCCAGCCCGCTGACGAACCCAAACTGAAAATTGCTTACCTAATGCTTATCATCGGAGCGTATAAGCTCTGAGGAAAGGAAAACCGATGGAGAAATACAGGCGTATTCCCGTCAATACGTTCCAGCAGATCGGCGTGAACGCTGGCGTTCTTGCTTTCGATTTTGACACGGCCACCGGGACGATTGACGAAGAAGACCTGATGGGCGCTACCTCTGGCGGCGTGACCTTCAACGCCAACCAGACCTTCACCGACTACGGTGAAGACATTGACAACTGCCCCAAGAATACCAAGGAACTGATGCGGCCTGACGAATGGGACATCAAATGCTCCGGCTCGTTCGTGACCAGCAATGCCACGCTTGCCAAACGGCTTGTCGGCACCGCAGACACGACAACCACCAGCGGCGTGAACAAGATCACCCCCCGCACCAATATTGACATCGACAACGACTTCTTCGATTTCTGGCTGGTCGGTGACTATTCCGAATACAATACTGGCAATGGCGCTGGCTTTATTGCGATCCATATCATGGACGCGCTGTCTACTGGCGGCTTCCAAATCCAGAGCGAGGACAAGGGCAAATGGAAATTCAGCTTTGAATTCACCGCCCACTTCTCTATGGACGCTCAGGGCGCCGTTCCGTTTGAAATGTACATCAAGGCTGGCACCTCCGCGCCCGGTATCGTGCTGAACCAGAAGAATATCACCGTCAAGGTTGGCGAAACCTACGCCCTGACCGCTGTGACTACGCCCGTTGGCTCTACCGTCACTTGGTCTTCTAACGCCACCGCGAAAGCTACCGTATCTGGCGGCGTTGTGACTGGTGTTGCTACTGGCTATGCGGTTATCAGCGCCAGCATCACCGAAAGCAATGTCACCTACACCGACATTTGCACCGTTTCCGTTATCCCCGCCTCGACCTGAGACGGGGATACCCTTACAGGAGGAATTGACGGTTGAAAAAGATTTCAGAATACAGGGACGCGGAAGCGCTGGATATGCTGGCAGAGATAATTGAGCCAGCAATTGTTATTATGGGAGACAAAAATGTTGCCGATTTAATCATGGCAAACAAGCTTATACCGGCGATCAAGGAAATGATAAAAGCCCATAAGACCGAAGTTATGCAAATTCTGGCGGCAATGGAAGGCGTACCGTTTGAAGAATTCCATTGCAACGTGTTCACCTTGCCAATGCGGGTGCTGGAACTGCTGAATGATGAAGCTTTGCTCAGTTTTTTTACTTCGCAGGCTCCGGAGACTTCGCAGAAGACGTTTTCTGGGCCTGTTATGGGGGATACAACGGGAAACGAAGTGTAAACCTGTTTGTTCGATATTTGCTTAACCGCGCAAAAAGAATACGGGAAAAGCGAACCAATGAACGCTATGTCGCGGATGTATTACGGATGATTCTTGAGCAGCTTGGTGTAACTGTTACACCATACAAGGACATGATACATCCGCAGGAAAAAGACCAGCGCGACCCGATGACAATTGCTATTGAGCGCGCCGAAAGAATGGGGATAAAGGTGGTGAAACGATGAATGTTTTCGATTTGGCTGCACAGCTTACGCTGGATTCAAGCCAGTTTTCCAGCGAACTTACAGCATCAGAAAAACTTGCGAATAGTTTCGCCAGCACTTTAGGTTCCATTGCTGGGAAAGGCATAAAAGCGGTAGAAAAACTAACGGAACAGGCTATTCAGTCCTATTCTGCTTATCAGCAGCTTTCTGGCGGCGTTGAACAGCTATTTGGAGCCGACGCGAGAATCGTAACGCAATATGCGCAGAACGCATATAAGACAGCGGGAATAAACGCGAGCAATTATTTAGAACTTGCGACAAACTTTTCTGCAGCTTTGATCAACGGTCTTGGCGGTGATACTGAAAAAGCCGCAGGATACGTAGACAAAGCAATTGTCGATATGTCAGACAACGTAAACACGTTCGGCACAAGCATGCAGTCTGTGGCGTATGCCTACAAAGGATTTGCCAAGCAGACTTATACCATGCTGGACAACCTGAAACTTGGGTACGGCGGCACAAAAGACGAAATGAAGCGTCTGCTTGATGACGCTTCGGCCCTATCGGGACAAAAGTATGATATATCGAATCTGAATGATATTATTGACGCTATCCACGTGATTCAGGAAAACCTAAAAATCACAGGGAAGACGGCGCAGGAATCAGAAAACACCATCGAAGGTTCGATGAAAACCGCCAGGGCCGCATGGGACAACCTGATTACAGAATTTGGCAAGCCGAATGCCAATATAGGCGCTCGTGTGCATGAATGGGCGCAAGCAGCAACCGTTTCTGTTAAGAATGTGTTGCCCGTTATAAAAAACGTGCTTTCTGGACTTGGCGAGGCTTTGCAAGCCGCGTGGCCGGAAGTAAAGGCGGTAGTAGGCGAATTGTGGACGGTGGTCGAACCTGTCTTGCAGGAAGTATGGAGCCACGTAAAAGAAGCGGTCAGCGGATGGACGAATGATCTTTTGTCGGCTTCTCCGATTGGCAATCTTATTTCCACGCTTCTTGGAGGAGGAAATTCCTCTGCCGGGGTTTCCAAACAAGAGTTTGCAGGATTCTTTGGTTTGGCCGGGAATCAGCAAAATAAAATAGTTGGTGAAGTTAAAATTGCTGGTGTTGCCGAAGCAACGGAAGAAGTATCAGCGCTAAGCGGAAGCATGGAAACAGTTCCGAAGGAAGTTACAACTACGGCAGAATTTGATTCATCTGGCGCAATATCCGGAATATCTAATTACATTACGGCGTTGAACAATATACCTCCACTTGTAAGTACGGTCGCTGAGTTTGTAAGCGATTCTGGAACGCATCATTCGTCAAGCGGTTATAAAATGAATGCTTCTTCCATGTCTGGCGGTACTATCCTTCGCGGTGCTACCATGTTCGGATGGGACGCCCAGGGCAGGCCGCAAATCGGCGGCGGCGAAGGTCCGGAAGCTGTTGTGGGTGTGAACAGCCTTGACAGGATGATTCAGAGCAGCGTAGCAAAAGCGGTGTCTGGCATCGTGTCTGGCGTGAATGCCCTTGTGGCGGGCGGCAGAAACCAGCAGCCCGCACAATTAGTGCTTGATACGGGCGTACTGGTCGCGGCGATTGCGCCGAGCCTTGACAGCGAAATGAGCCGCATCACGAACTGGCGGCACGGAGGCGACAGATGATGGATACAATTACATTTATTCTTCCCTCCGGGGTGCAAGTCAACCCGGCTACCTATGACCTGATTCTGAAATCATTTGATGCTGGGCTACCGGAGCCGAAACTGAATTTGATTACCATTTCAGGCCGTGATGGCGCGCTGGATTTGACCGATTGGGCGGGTGAAGTGCGCTATGAAAACCGGGCTGTGAAAATTGCGTTCCGGGACATGAATGAAAACGGCTATCAGCCCATGCTTTCCCTGATATACGATAGAAAAATCAAAATTATCCATAGCGTGGATGATGATTATTACTACTATGGGCGCTGCAAAAAAGCAGAAGTGGAAACGCGGCGGCACGTTACGGATATTGATCTTGAATTTATCTGTGACCCTTATCGGCTGTCCGTTGAGCCTACAACGATAACAAAAAGCATCAGTGAAATGCCAGTTATCCTTCAAGCGCAGCGCATGAGCGCTGTCCCTTCTATAACCCTGACTGATTCTTGCTCGATTACATTTAAAGGCGTAACAAAATCTTTATCTGCCGGGACGCATACCGTCCCTGAGTTTGTTATTACACGCGAAGGCAGCATTATGTCCGCCAGCGGTACAGGAACTATCACCATCACATGGACGGAGGGGGTGATTTAGTTGTATACCATCACCAACAACGGGCAAGCGCTTTATGACCCGCGTTTGCAAGGCTTGCCCGTTGGCAGTCCGAAGCTGACGCAGGAAGCAAACACTTTTGACACACTTTCTTTTACGTTATACCCTTCGCACCCGGCATATAACCTTCTATCAAAGAAAAATTCCATTCTGACGGTGTACCGGGACAATGAATTGCTTGCCCAGTTTATCCCGACTTATAAACGCCGCGTTTTCAACGGCGGTATCGAATACAAGTGCAAATCCGTTATTGCCCTGCTGGATGATTTTTATTACCGAACGGCTGATTATACCGGATCTGTCTCAGGCTTTATCAGCAATATCATTTCTTCATTTAATGCCCGTGTTGCATCGAATTATCATATTCAACCGGGCAATATTCATGAAGGCAGCGTTGAATATAGCGCACCCAATCCGCGCACGTTCTGGAAAGCGTTGCAGACAGTGACAGAAAATAACGGCGGATATATCGTACCGCGCTTTTCATCCGGGACGATTTACCTTGATTACCTGACGGACACAGATTTGCCCGTTTCTGAGCAGGAAATTGTATTCGGTGAAAACCTGACAGATTTGTTCATTGAAACCGATACCGACAACTGTTTTTCTGTTCTGTATCCGTTCGGGACAGATGAAGATGACAACGTTGTATCTATCGCATCCGTAAATGGCGGGCTGGACTACCTCGAAAATAGCTCCGCTGTCGCATCCTATGGGCGGAGGGAAAAGGTTATAACCTGGACAAACGTTACAAGCCCATCTCAATTATTGTCTCTCGCGCAAGCACAACTGAGTAAAATTGCGGCTTTGTTTTCCGAATCCGTTCAGCTTTCCGCTGTTGATTTGCATGATGCCGGGGTTAGCGTTTCCACGCTTAAATTCTTAACGAACATCGACTGTATATCAGCCCCACACAACTATTCTCACCGATACCCGGTTACGGGGATGGAAACAGTATTGGACGCGCCTCAAAGCGTTACTATCAAACTCGGGCCGATCCCAATGACGCTCACGGAAAGTTTTGCGCTTGAGCGTGAAAAAAACGCTGCGTCACGCGCCGGGGGCGGTGGCGGCAGAGCACAGGCCAAGGCGGAAAACGAGTTCAAAAAATTCCAGACTTTTTACACCCAGACCGATGAAAAATTTAACTGGCTTGCCACGGAATCCGAATGGGACGAACTGGCGCAGGAGGGCCATGTAACCGCGTTTACAGAATTGACCCGCACCGCCCGTTATGTGGAAGATTCCGCAAAGATGGAGCTGCCCTTTGAGGACTGGAAGGGGCAATGGCTCGTTGCCCATCCGGAGGACAGCGAACTGACAGACCCCGAACTACAGGAAAAATACAGCGCCTGGATCGCGGAAAACCCTTACGCCATCTATAACACCGAATACTCCGACGCCACCCGCACCGAGCGTATCATCAGCAAAACAGGCATTGACAGCCTGGGCGCTGATGAAACAATCATGAGCCGCATCACGCAGGAAGCCGACCGGGTGGAATCCTCCGTGTATGCGTCCCAATCCCAAGTGTACAGCGCCATTGGTCAGACAGCCAGCAACATCCGCGTGGAGCTGACCAACACCGAACAGAACCTTTACAACTACATCAACATGACCGCCAGCGGCATCCGCCAGCAGATCACGAACGCCGGAAACCGTACCATTGTCAACGACACCGACCCGCGTGGAGATACCTACACGCCCAAAGAGGGCGATATTTGGATTGAGAGCGTCCATGACGGCACCTGGGACGGTGCAGACGGCTTCGACTGGGAGCATGACGAGGATTACGACTGGACACAGGTCCAAGGCGCGAAAGCGTGGGTCTGGAAAAACAACCAATGGCAGTTGGTGGCGGACAGGCAGCAGCTTGTAACCTATTCGGATTTTGTCAATACCGCTGATATTCTTATTTCGCAAAAGATTGCGGCGCTGGCGAACGAGGAAGGGCAGGTAGAGGTTTACCGTTCGCTGATTGAGCAGTCCGCCGAAAACATCCGCGCGGAAGTGTACGGCGCGACCAGTGATATTTATACCTACATCCACCAGACCGCAAGTTCTGTTTCTATCGCTGCTGGGCAAAGGCCGACAACGGTGGTGCAGAACAGTCACACGGATGGCACACCAACATCCATTAATGGGCGCGGGCTGAAAGAAAACGACATTTGGATTGATACGGCAGATCAGGATTCGTGGGACGCTGCGCTGGACTTCAACTGGAACGATGACCTTGATTACAACTGGAACGACCTGCGATCCGACAAAATCTACGTGTACCGCAACGGCGCTTGGCAGTTGGCGGTAGACGGCACAATCCTTGCGGAAGATACGGATTTGCAGGTGGAGCGTGATAGAATCGCTCTTTTGGCCCGGAATATTGACACGCTGGATGGCTACGCCCGGGAGAACTTCGCACAGGTCAACGTAAGGGCAAACGAGATTTACAGCGAAGTGCTGGACAAAACGAACAATCTCGGCAGCAGCATCACCCAGACCGCCACGCAGATCAGGAGCGAGGTTCACGCCGCAAACAGCCAGATATACAGTGAAATCATCCAGACCGCCAGCAATATCCTGCTCCACGTGGAAAATGCGGTAAGCGATTTGGGCGCAACACTGGAAGTGACGGCAAGCCAAATCCGCTCGGATGTCTATGCAACGCAGAGTTCCGTTTATTCTTCCATCGTGCAGACTGCAAGCCAAATCCGCAGCGAGGTCAACGACACAAAAAACAGCCTGCAATCGTCCATCACGCAGAACGCAAACGAAATTTCCTTGCGCGTAAAAAAAGGCGAGATTTCCAGCACGATCAACCAGACCGCGCAAAGCGTCCTAATTTCTGCCAGTAGAATCAATCTTCAAGGGTATGTTACGGCAACAGAACTTGATGCAGAAAAAGCAAGATTAGATAATCTGATAAGCGGCAGTACAACAGCAGACGTACTTAGGGCTTCAAGCATGTATGCTTCTTATCTTACGGTGAACGGGAGGATGGGCGCATGGACAAACCCGTCCATGGGGAGCGCTTCCGTTGACGGCGTTGTATTCACCGCAAGTGAACTAAAACTCAATCATTCTCATGCAATTACAATGTCGGAAAGCGGAGGCGTTATAACCGCAACAATCGGAGGGGCGCAATCAGCGAATGGCTCCGCAAATTTTAATATGGCCGACACCGCGTATTTCCAGAATGCAGTGTCGGCGGCAAGAGCGAGTTCCCTGAGTACCATTACATTGGGCAGCGGTGATACAGGTACAAGCACGCAAAGTGTAACAGTATACAGCGATGATGACGAAGAAATTGACCTTAATACAACTGTAGACGCAAGCGCCGTATATGAGGCTGGTAAAACCGATGCACATGCTGAGTATACATCCCACACTGGTTATTTGCGCGGCAGCTCTGTATCAGTAACACCCGTGGGAGACACATCATATTTGATGAAATTTTATGGCAACACAACACTGTACAAGAAAAACGGTGATAACTATGAATCAGTTGGGGCGCATCCTTGGTACTATGTAGGAAGTGGAGGCACAAGATTATACGTTGCTGGAACCGCGAAAACATATTACAACTCTGGCAGCTACATTACCTATTATACCAAAGACTGATACATCAGGAGGATGAACGGATGAAACAAGGCAAGATCATTGACGCTTACAAGGCACTGAACAAGCTGGCGTCCTGCCAGTTGCCAATCAAAACCGCCTACCAGCTGCACAAACTTCGTACCGCCTTGAAATCGGCTTGGGACTTCCAGCGCGAGGAAGAAGGCAAGCTGATTGAGCGCTTGCGGCCCGCCGTTGACGCGGACGGCAACCTGACATTTGCCACCATGGAGGACAAGAAGGTATTTCTGCGCGTCCAGCATGAGCTTTCAGAGCAGGAACAGGAGATTGATTATCAGCCCGTGACCGTTGGCCTTTTGGATGGTATCACGTTGAGCGCCAACGACATTGACGCGCTGGACGGCTTTGTGACGTTTGGGGAGGGCAATGATGTACACAATTGAGATGGCCTCTGGCGTGGTGCACGAAGCACCGATGTGTGGTGAATCGGACGGGTATCTTGTTATCCAGATACAGGACGGCAAATCATGGAGGGCTGTTTCCGATGAGTTTTCCGATCCTGCAAACACCCGGAAAATCACCTACCATTACGGCGAAATGAGCACGGAGCACACAGGCTACACGCAACCCACGTTCCTGCGCTGGGACGGCGGCGGGAAATACCATATCGCGCTGAAACACGTGGAGGGCGGGCAGAATGCAACTTGATATTATCATTCCCCATTACACCGAGCCTTGGGAGGTTGGCGAAAAGCTGTTCACCATCCTGGCCTTGCAGCGGGGCATAGACTTTTCCTCCTTCCGTGTCCTGGTGGTGAATGATGGCGAAGAAAACAGTCTGCCTGACGCTTGCTTCTCCGGTCTGCCCTATCAGGTGGAGCAAATCTCCATCCCCCACAAGGGCGTTTCAGCGGCCAGGAACGCAGGTATCGACCATGCAACGGCCCCTTGGATCATGTTCTGCGATTTCGATGATACATTTGCCCATGTGTACGCCCTGCGGGATATTCTGTCCATTCTTCCCGCTGACGGATACGACATGCTGCACAGCCGCATGATCGTGGAGGATAGGACAGACGGCAAAGATTTACTTACATTTTCGCCTGAATCACAGCGCTTTGTGTTCACGCATGGGAAGGTATACCGCAAGGCATTTCTGGATGAGCAGGGCATTCGATTTGACGAAACCATGCGCTTCCAGGAGGATTCGTTGTTTAATGCCACGATCATTGCCCGCACAAGCCACACGCGCATCGGTGAAATCAAATCCGTTTCCCCGCTGTACGTTTGGATTCGCCGCCCGTCCAGCGTTACCAATTCAGGGCGGGATGATGAAGCAATGCTCGCCCATTTTATCCGCAACCTGAAAGCGACTGAGGAAAACCGGGTAAACCGTGACTATGACTGCTATTGCGGGATGATCACGCGCACAGTCTGGGATACCTATTACATGTTGAACTGCAAGCCCGGAAGTGCGGAAGTCAAGCAGAAAATTCGGGAAATGTTCGTTCCGTGGGCTCAGGAACGGCGCAGCGATTTCGGCAAAGTGAGCGATGAAATGCTGGTGAGAATCATCGCCGTGGCGCGGACAGAACTTCGTGAAAACCACATCCCGGATGATAAAGCCACCGTTACCAAATGGCTTGATGAACTAATGAAAGGCGGTGAATAAATTTGGCAACAACGACACAAAACCTTGGCTTGATTAAACCCGCTGGCACGGACAAAATCAGAATCGCCCAGATCAACAGCAACATGGACACCCTGGACGCGAAAATCGGCCCTGTGGGCAGCACGCCCCTGCAAACGCAGGTCACTAACGCCGCTGCCCAGATTGCCAAGCTGGAATGTTTGGTGGTGAATTGCGGCACGGTCAGCAGCCTGCCGAAAACGGTCACTAATTCCAACGTGGAGGATGATATGGTGGTGCTCCAGGCCATACTTGGCACCCCCGCCGCGCAGCTGGACGATTGGACAGTGTCAACTTCCAATGGTTCTCTGACTATTTCCGGCACGGTCAACGGCTCCACCACGTTAACCCTGTACCTTTGCAAATCGAGATAAAAGAAAGGCGGTTTAGAAAAATGAACGAAATGAAGTATTTCCTGCACCAGATCAAGCGCACCAACGGCGTATATGACAAGGGCATTGTTGTGAAAGACACTTTTGAAGCGGCGAAGCAATCCTATCACGCTTACCTTGGCGCTTATGCTTACGGACAGAGCGCAACGACAGATTTTGTGTCTGTATTTATTTCTGATTCCAATGGAACTGTGCTAATGGCTGAGCATTGGATTATGGCTATTGAGTAAGGAGTGACGGTTTATGGCGGTATCTACGTTACAAGGTATAATAAGCTCATCTATTGGAAAAATCGGCACGTTTGGCGGGAATAGCGCTGGAACGTATTCATATATTTTGCCGCAATCGGGGCTGTATTTAATTTTCTTCAACAAAACTAATGCATCTTCCGATGTTCATCTTGGTGTATATCTTGCAAACGCTACGATGGCCAACGGTGGGAGAGTTGTCATAAGGCCGATAGTCCCACTTGATACTGGCGTTAATGTAACAATAGCAATCGAGAACAGCCAGTTTGTTGTAACGATTGACACCAATGGGCAGACATATATGCGCGGACATGTTTATGCTATTTCTTACATCTAAACCAATAAACAAAATTCCATTTGTGGTGACGTAATTATGTATATGGCATCGTTTGTACAAAGCGAACTTTCCCGTATGAAATCAGCCGGAACGAGCAAGCCTGAAATCATCCGCGCTACCGCTGAACTGCGTCTGGGCTGGCAGTACGTTTACGCCAGTCAGGGCCAGGAATGTACCCCGCAATGGCGCAGGAGCCGAATACCATACTGTCCATCTGAAAAATACGTTACGATGATCAACGACAATTGCCCTGTCCTGAGCGGAAAACAGCCCCTTTGTGACGGTTGCGGCTATGTAGACACCGATGTTTTTGACTGCGCGGGCTTCGTGCTGAACGAAATGCAGCTTGCTGGCGTGCCGTTTTACGGTCAAGGGGCCAGCACCCAATGGAACACCGCGTCGAACTGGGCGGCAAAGGGTGAAATCGACACCATGCCGAAGAACCTTGTCTGCGCCATTTACAAGCACAAAGACGGCAAAATGTCCCATACGGGCCTGAGCATGGGCGATGGTTCGGGCGGCGTGATCCATTGCTCCACATTCGTCAAGCGCGGGAACGTGAACACGGATAGACCTGCGTGGACACACTGGGGCATACCCAAGGGCCTGTACAGCACCGAAGAACTACGAAAGGCGGGGATTAACGTGCAGGACGATTGCAACATCCCAACACTGCGGCGCGGGAGCCAGGGGGACGAAGTAGCTGATTTGCAGACCATTCTCAACGCCCGGTATGGCGCTGACCTGGATGTGGACGGGAATTTCGGCAAAGCCACCGAAGCGGCAGTCAAGGCGTTCCAGAAATCCCACGGCCTGACCGCTGATGGGGTTGTCGGCCCGAAAACGTGGAAAGCGCTGGGAGTATCCGGGAACATCAACCCGCCCGCTGACAACGGAAACAACGAAATCAAGCCGTCTGAACCGGAAACACAGCCGCAGACCATCACAATCCCGCTGGCGGACTGGCAGTCCATCAAGGCGGCGGTGGCGGTCTTGTATACCATTATTAAGAACAATGAGGGGTGATTACTATGCAGGACTTACCGCCCATTGAGGGCGTAACACCTGGGATGTTGTGGACGGCGCTGATTGTCCTGATTGCCGGGGCGGGGCTGTACGTGCTGTATGGAAAGGTGCGCGAGACCTACGCCAAGAACAAAAAACTTAAAGATCAGGGAGGGAAACTTGCGGACGAAATCAGCGCGAAGGTGCTGGAAAATCTGGAACCGCGCTTTGCCGAGATCGAAAGAAAACTATCCAACGACAATACCCGGATAGATGAAAACGTTCGGGAACTGAACGAACACCGAAAACGGATGGACAGCATGGAGACCGGGCAGCGTGCTATCTGCCGTGGCGTGCTGGCGCTTCTATCCCACGAAATCAACGGCAACAGCACGGACAAGCTCAAGGAAGCACAGACAGGCATTAGTAACTATTTAATCGACAAATGAAAGGAGAAATCACCATGACGAAAGACGATTGGATTCGCAAGTTGACCTCCCGTAAGTTCTGGATGGCTCTGGCCGGCTTTATCGCTGGTCTGGTAGCGTTCATCCATTCCCCTTCCGGCAGCACGGAAGCCATCACCAGCCTGATCATGTCCTTCGGCGCGGTTGTGGCCTACATCGTCGGTGAGGGCCTGGCAGACGCGGCAGGAGCGAAAGCGGACGTGCTGTATATGGAGGAAGACAAACCGCCTGAGGAGGAACCGTGAAAGGCGGTGATCCTGTGAACGAGTGCCGCAAGGACGAACAGACACCCGCTTGCATTCCCTTCTTCGCCCACGAAAACACGATGATGCACTACAACACCGCGAACAGGCGTATGCTGATTGCGCTGGTCACGGTCTGTATCACATTCATTTTGACGATTGTTATTTTCGTTTTCGGCTATACCGTGCGCGAAAAAAACTGGCTGGATACCCTCACCCGATTGAACCCCCAAGTAACGGAGGTGCAGGATGGAGTACACGAACAGCCAGATTAAGGAACTGATTTTGGAACACATCCACTCAGCCCGCGATAGGAAGATACTTTTTCGCAGGTTGGTCGATGGCATCACGTTTGAAAAGTTAGGAGAAGAATTTCAAATGTCACCACGGCAGATCAGGAATATCATCTACAAAAACGAAAAAGAACTGTTCAGACACTTCCCCGGCTAAGGCTGGGGAATTTTTTTGATAAAAAATTTTGAAGAAGGGGTTTACTTTTGGGATAAATAGGTGTATACTTATATCGTGGATAGGGAATCCACAATAAAAGTCAAGGAGGGCAAGACAATGAAGAAGCAGACAATCGCAATCGCCACCAAGGGTTACAAAAAGGTTGAACTCAAATCCTGGGAGCAGGTTATGGCGTATCAGAACCGTGGTTGGAAAATCACGATGGCGAAGTAAGGGGGGCAATAAAATGACAGTTTTTGAAATGCTGGACACCAAATATCGGGAAGCCATGAAGCGCATGAACGCCACCACTTGGAAGAACATCAATGCACAGCCCCAGCACCCGGCGCAGACCGTTTACATGAGCCTTGAAATCACCGCCAACGACATTCGGGAAAACGGCGGGTGGGCCGGGGAACTGTTTCAGGATATTGACCGGATGCACAAGGAAAAGCTGCTTGCCAGCAACAAGAACCGCCAGTCCTACGGTCAGATCACCAAGTACTGGCTGACCGCCAAAGGCTGGAAGATCATCAACAAAGACCACGCAATTTGCTGAACGAAGCAAGGCCGGGCCTGGCGGCATAGCCCGGAGAAAGGACGGAGGAAAATGAAAAAGAATGAACGTTACTGGTGCTGGTGGATGAGCCGTTATCTGTGGTTCATATCAGCCCGCAATGACAAGTATGTTTTTGAGGACGCGGGGGATGTACGGTTCACCCTGACAGAAGAACAAGTGCATAAGCTGGAAAGGAGATAAAGCAATGGAAATGGAAAATGGCCGTCAGGTAATTGGATTGCACAATGATTTCACTGTTGGCGGGAATACACTTCACATTATCCGGGTAGAAAATGGCGAAGCGGTTCTGGAAAACGTCAAGACCGGGAGAAAAAGCACATACGGTATTCAGGCGCTTGAACGTGTTGTCAGGCAATCCGGGTACACAATTAAAAAAGAATTATTGGAGGGCTGAACATGAAACCGCCTTTTGAATTGTTCATCGGTTTTACCGGATGCGGGTACACCTATTGCAACAAAGCAATAGAGCATGATGGCAACTACAAAAAACTTGCGTTTGTGGATGCCTACACCGGGAAAATCACCTGGTATCAGAAACCGGAAAGAATCCCCGGCTATGTGCTTCTTCGGATTGAACATGATTCCGACGCAATAGCATCACGGAAGGGGGCGTAATCAAGGATTGAAAATCATGGAGAATAAGTGTATACTACTGCCGGGAGGCGGTAGTATGGCAAAAGCAACGGAAGCCCAGAAGCGGGCAACGCTGAAATATGACGCAAAAAACACAATCCAATTTCACTTGAAGCTGAACAAGGGGACGGATGCAGCCCTGATTGAGTTTTTGCAGTCAAGTGGGAACATACAAGGAACGATCAAAGCCGCGATGGAAGAATATATGAAGAAAAAACAGTGACCGCTTCGGCGGTCTTTTTTTATGCTCAAAATTGCCTGTTTCCTTCCTATAACTTGCCAGCAGGCTTCCTCGTCTGCTGGCTCTTTTTTTGCGACAATTTAAGCGAAAAGGACAGGGCCCGTCCACAAAAAGCGAAAGGAGAAATCACCATGGCAGAAGTACAGTATGCAACCAACGGCAAGGGTAATCTTGGCGTGACGCTTGGCGCTATCGGTACTGGCCTCGGCGCTGTTTCCGCTGCTGGTGGTCTTGCTGGGTTGCTTGGCTTAGCTCCGCAGAACAACGACCCCAACGAAAAGCCCGTCACCCGGTACGAGATGAGCCTGATTCGGGACGCGATGGCGAAGGACACTGAAATTGCCGCGCTGAAAGCGCAGATTTACACCGATAACAAGATCGCTGGCGTTCAGGGTGAAATCAGCGCCCAGGCTGTCTGGAACGCTACCCAGGAAGGGATCATTCGTTGCCAGCAGGAGCGGTTGGCCCAGCTTTTCGGCATGACCAAGCTGACCATTCCGAACGCGAACGTGTCTCCCGGCTGGGGGCCTGTGGATGTGTATCCCGTGCCTGCGGCGACCGCCACAGCGTCTAACCCCGCTTCCTGATTGCCGAAACCGTAGCGGGCCTATATGGCCCGTTACGGCCTTGATAGGAGGAAATTATGCGCGTAACGAAATCGCAAATTGTCCACGGCGTAACCGATTACATCCAAAGCGACATACTGCCGAACCTGACGAATGGGCGCGGCCTGCAAATCATTGTATCTATCGGCGCGAACGCAATTGCGGCGAATCATAAACTGGTGGATGTTCTGTTTGGGAACCAGATGTTCCGGGCGCTGCTGGACGATGACGGAAATGGAACATATGATATTTCTGGGCTTGCCGAAGCTATGAGCAAATCAATCGAACAGTACGGCAGTTTTCCCGTAAACATTCCCGCAATTCCGCTCGTATCGCCTACGGAAATCACCCTGAAACTAAGCGTGGAGGATGTGGACGCTATGCGAAAGCGCATTGAATCTGCCGTATAAGGAGGGACATATGAACGATATAGAGAACCTTTCGGAGTACATCGAAGACGAAATCCGGGATGCCGGAAAGTATGCACGTTGCGCGTTGAAGCACAAGGAAGAAACCCCGGCGCTGGCTGAATTGTTCCACCGCCTATCCAGCGAAGAAACGGAACACGCGAGACTGCTCTATGAAGCGGCAATGCAGCAAGTCAAAGAAATGATAAATAGGTACGCCCAATAAAGTTTTCCCGCTCCACATGGGGCGGGTTTTTCTTTGACTACCGAATTGACTACCATCCTTTTTTCTTTTTCGCGCTGTTTTGCGCTATTTTTCTTTTGGCTCAGGCAACAGAAAAGCCCTGAACCCTTTACAGTTCAAGGCTTTTCTGAATCGAAGTGGTGGGATTCGAACCCACGGCCTTTTGGTCCCGAACCTTGTGTGCTTACTAAGTCAAAGCCTTGTGAAGAAAGGGTTCCACGTTAAGCATATCGTTTTGACTACCGTTTTGACTACCAAACGCGGCTTTTTCGGCATTTCGGAGGGTGTTTTCCGCTTCTGTTCGGCGCTGTTCGGTCAGGTGGGTGTATATCTGCATCGTCATGGATTGGTCGGCGTGGCCCATCCAAAGCATGGCGGTTTTCAGGTCGATACCGAAATCGTATAGCATGGTGCAGTAGGAGTGTCGGAGATCGTGGGCGCGAATGTCAACAGGCACCCATGCGGATTTTGACCAGCGCCGTTGACAGCCGTTTTTCTTTTCACCCAGCGCATTGATATAGCTGTTCCATGCCCGCTTCCAGGCTGATTCTGTCATGGGTTTTCCGTCTGCTGACGTGCAGATCAGGCCATGATGCCCTTGCAGTTCCCGCGCAAGAATATCCAGCAAGGGGATAGTGCGGAACCCGGCTTCCGTTTTCGGGCGGCAGATGATCGGTTTACCGTCAAGCCCGAAGCGCAAGGCTTCCCGGACGGTCAGCGTTTTTGTAGTAAAATTCACATCCCGGTCAACGTCCAGCGCTATGACTTCTCCGCGCCGAAGCCCGGCATACAGCATCACCATAACGGCGGGGCGCAAGCGGTGTTCCGTCTGGTGGATCAGCTGGCGTTCTTCCTGCGATATGGCGCGGTGCGAACCTTTTGTACTCTTCGGCGGCTTGATTGTTGCCGAAGGGTCTTTTTTTATGAGATCATCCGCAAATGCGGCTTTAAAAACGCCCTTGATCGTGTCGCGGGCGCTGTTAATGGTGGATGCGGACATGCCGACAAAATGCTGGTAGTAGGCGCTTACATCGGATGGCGTATAATCGTCAAGCGGCTTGTCCCCGATATACTCAATCCACCTGTTCAGGTTGCGGACGTGCTGATTGTACGGGCCAGCGGTCAGGTGGGCCTTGTACGCGGAAAGCCAGCGCATGGAGTATGCTGAAAACAGCGGCGCTTCCCGAGTCAGCTCCCCGCGCTTTTCCGATTGCTTGTATTCTTCCCGTGCTTCCAGCGCTTCATCCTCTGTATCGCCGTAGAACCAAAGGTTCCTATATCGGCAAGCAAAGCGCCCATCCTTGCGGCGCTTCAAGTGCTGTTTCTTCTGGCGTGGCATAATGCCCCCCACTTTGCCAAACGATTATCGGATGTTTTCTTGATTTTGTATAATCGAAAAATGCTCTTTCTCCATTTCAGCCCTTCCGATGGATACACCGAGAATTGCAACGATAGTCCCGGCAATGATGAAGAATGCACCGGAAGCGAACAAATAAAACGCATTTATAACAAAAATGATGGAAACGATTGATAGAACGGAAAGTATAATAAACAGTACACCAATTGCGGCGAAAATCTTTCCGACAAAAAACAACTTTTTCACTTTTCCTGTGTACCATTCTGGCTCAAAGAAAAATTTCTCCTGCATTATCATTTCCCCTATTCTTCATACCCGTCCATATACGTTCCGAAATCCGCAATAGCCGAAGCATCATCTGCGGAAAGTATTTTCTGGAAGCAAAGATAATTTTTGATATACGCATCGAATTGTTTCAGCAGTTCCCGGTTCAGCTCCTTTGGCACCCTTGCGCCGGGCTCTTTTCGCATTTGAGCAAGGCACCGCTCATAACACCCGGTGATATTCCCCAACACTTCCACCGTCACCGGGACTTCCTGCTGGATGGCGTGGATCAGGGGACGAGGGCAAAGCAGGTGATGCGCGAAGCAGTACGCTTCTGCCATGCGCACATCTGCCGGGCGTGTTCCGTCATGGTGGAGTATGATGTGTCCCAGTTCCCGCGCAAGGCCGCGCTGAACCATGAAATAAGGCAAGCGCTGATTGAAAGCAACGATATACCGTGGCTTCCCGTCTATGAATTTTACGGATGTAATAGCGTCCTGGCTGTCCCCGAATGATGCAATGATGTTTTCCCGTTCTTCCCCCAACTGGCCCGCCGCTTCGGCGAAGGTCAGCACCAGCACGCCGGGGGTAGTTTTCAGGATTTTTACCGGGTCAACGGGGGTAGATGATACGTTGTTCCATATCAGCGTTTCCGTGGCTTTGGTGGCGGCGGCATCATAGTTTGGTGTCATCGTCATTCTCCTTAAAATTCAGCAAGTTAGTCTCGAACAGCAAGTCCATGAATTTGATTGCTCGCTTCCGTTGTTCTTCCGTTGCGTTGTCTGCCCATGCAGCAAGGATGCGGGCTTCGGGCGTTCTTGGTTCATTTGATGCGGGTTTTGTTAGATCGGCAACCCCCTTTCCGAGAATTACAAGTTCATCAACTCCGAAATATTCAGCCAGCTTTTTGAGCCTGTCACCTGATGGGTCTTTTTTGTTTGCTTCCCAGTCGCTGACTGTTGGACGGGAAACGCCGATGATTATTGCAAGCTCTTTCTGCTGGATTCCAGCTTTTTTTCGTAACTCCTTCACAATATTCATTTTCTTTCCCTCCGATCAATTTAATTATAATGCAATTATTAGCTAATTGCAATAAAAATAAATTTGCCGGATGTAAAGAAAAGGTATTGACAATTAGCTAACAATACTATATAATAATTTATGGTTAGCAAATTGAAAGCGAAAGGAGGGCACGAATTAGCCACATGACAAATAGAATAAAATTCATCCGGGAAACGCTCAAGATTACCCAGAAAGAACTTGCGGAAAAGTCGCTAATCTCTGCGCCTTATCTGCTCGACCTTGAGAACAACAGGCGCGGCGCACGGCCTGAAACGCTGGAACGCATCGCCGCCGCGCTGGGCGTTACTGTGGAAGAACTGATGGAAAAAGAAGCGGGGTGAGAACGTGGAAAAGCTGCTGTTTGTGCCGGAGATCATGGCCCGGTATCAGGTATCAGCGCCAACGGCCCGGAAAATCATACGGCAGTGCATCCACATTGAAAAGCCGAAGCTGGGCGTGTACGAAAGCGCATTGAGCGCCTACGAGCGGAACATGATGGTGGAGCCGGGAGGGAAGAAAACAAAAAAACGGCTCCCCTCACGGTGGGAAACGCCACCAAAGGATTCAAACGGAAATTACTTCATTCCAAAGAGGAGGGCATGACAAATGGAATTGGCAATCGCGTTTATCGCCGGAATCATCGTACTGCTGATGGTAGCGGAAGACCCCCGGCTGGAAGACCTGACGGACAAGGAACTTATCAACCGCATGGCAGACAGGAGCCGCGCCGGGTGGAACCATCCCAAGCGCACGAAGTACACGAAAGCGGGGTGGATGAAATGACATTGCGGGAAATCATCATCCAAGCGCTGGCGGTTGGGACAGGATTCTTCGCCGGGGTGCTGGCAATGCGGGAAAACTATTTGGGCGTGATTCGGAACTTGAAAGCGATTATCAAAGAATATGAACGGAGGGCATAAGGCGAATGGAATTAAAAATTGACCCAGAGTTTCAAAGCAAGATACCACCGTTGACAGCGGAAGAATTCGACCAGTTGAAAGAAAACATCCTTGAAGCTGGTGAGGTTTACGAACCGATTGTTATTTGGAACGGCGTGATCGTTGACG